CACTTAACACCCTCGCAGACTTTTTACGAAGTGCGTTAAGGTCAGACCTTTTAAATATCTGATTGCCATTTTCGTCCAGAACACACCGCAATGTTATTTCAGCATCTAAGTCTTGCGGCGTTTCATTCTTTTTGTTTGCATTGGTGACATAAGATGCCAGCCAATACCTTTCGCCCTCTGTCATCTCCCTAATATAAATTGTCACTTTCCACTCATCTACATACATTTCCTCCTGTGCTAAATCATTAGCATTGAGGATACTGTTTCTTATATCCATTTTTTCTCCTTGTTAAATTTTTAGTTACTGGCGTAAGTCGGTTTTCCAGTGACTTTAATTGCGATGTTATTTTTAACCGCATCTGCCATTGGTGTTTCCTGACCGATCTCTTTAATATAACCAGTGAAAACGTAAGTCGCACTATCAGGAAGGGTTAATTGCCAATCCTTTAGTGTTCCTACAATAGCTTGCAAAGCAATGTTTTGAGTGATTTCGTAAATAATGTCAAAGGTTACGTCGCCAGCGTCACGAAGACCCGCAATGTATTCCTTGAACTCATCGGCTCCACTGTCGTTGTTCGTAATTTCAATGTCATCCACTACGATGGAAGGGCCAGAAACATCCATGACTTTACCAATCAAGGTGTAAGAACCTGCTCCAACAGTAGAATATCCAAGAGTTGTGCTATAGCCTTTTATCGCCATAATATTTTTTCCTCATCTAAAGTGAAAAGTTAATTTATAATTTATTTAGGAGTCAGGGTCGTTTTTTTTAACTTGCTGACTCAACATAATGAACATCAAAGGACAACCTGACCCTAAACACCCGTATGTCAGTTCCAGGTTGCACATTGTCGCTTAAATCTACTTGATTGCTCAAAAACATACCTTGAATGGTCGTTCCATTTTGATAACCGTCAAATAGTAACCGAACTTCATCCGCTAAATCTATCGCTTGTTTATAGGTGTTTCCGAAACAATCTATTTCAATGGAACTAGTGGGAATTAAACACGCCCCATCATTGCTCCATTCCCTTTCCACAGAACTGGTTGTTAGCATGATGCAAGGAAAAGACTTCCCTTGTGGCACATGATCCACGAATATGCGAGTAGAAACAACGTCCGTAATGTCCGTATCCGCTTCCATTAGTGTAATTAAAGTTGATTTAATCATTTCTTAGCCGCCTCTTTTTCTATTTCCTTACCCATTTTGTCAGCCATACTCTTCTCAGCAGGGCCTTTTTCCTGATTATAGGCTTCTGTTAAGAACGGTGACCCCGAATGAAACACGCCATTTTTGTCTATAAATCCATCGTGAACCAGATGGGCGTAATTATAAGGCACTCTTTTCTTGCCTTGATACTCGGCAGAATAGCCCTTACGTGGGCCAATAATTGCAACAGTGACATTATCTGACTTATATTTTTTAATTTTAGTGCCCAAAGACTTCTTTAATGTCCCACTTTCTACAGGTACTTTTGATCTGGCTGCTTTTATCATTGGTTTTGCGGCTGCGCGTAGAGACTTGCCAAGCATCGTGATAGCCTTCTTGGGCGTATCATTTAATTTCTTCTTTAATTCCTTGTCACCTGTAAGTTCTACATTTACAACTGCGGCCATTAGACTACCTCTTCCTTACAAACAAGTTCTAATCTAATTCCACGCTCATCTTTGTTAATTATGGAATCAATGTTTAAATTACGGCTATCATAAACGACCCTCATGGTCGAATCCAATCCAGACCTGTAACGAATGGTTACAACGTGTGTCGAATCCATACTGATACGTTCATTACGTTGGAACTCTGCGGCAGTTGTTGGTACTATCTCTGCCCACACCTTACATACGTCCGTCCAAGTAATGGTATCTTCGTTGTATTCGTTGGGTGAACTTTCTACAGGCTGTTGGATTGTCACCCTATGTCTTAATTTTCCAGCTTGCATTAAATTACCTCTGATACCATTAATTGATAAATTAAATTTTGTACGGCCATTGGAAGTTCTGCACCAGACATTCCGACAGTTACAGCTTCACGATGCTCATACCAGTGAGCTACAGTAAATAAAACGGCCCTCTTAGCCGCCAATGGAATATCGGCAACATCGTATCCAGCAATGTAAGTTACAACTACACTGTTTGGCAATGCCCTTGTGGAAGGCCACGTTACATCATAGGCAGGTTCTATAATTCCAATTAAACCGTTGTTGTCTAAGTAGTATTGATCTGCTGCCAATGTCTGTAACACACCATCGGTGTCATAATATTGGATACTTGTCACTGAATAAGCTGGGGGCCAATCTAATCTAAACTCCGTTGGGAACTTATCTTCAACTGTTTGGGTATAGGTGGCTTTTGTAAGCTGCATACCCGTAGCACGTTGGATAAATTCCGTTGCTTGTTGAATTAAATTAGCTAAGTACGTGTCCTCGTCCGTTCCATCAATACGGCAGTGATCTTTAACCTCACAAACAGACACGGCATACTCAGTTGGAGCCGTAGTTAATTTAGTTTTCATCGGATTCCTTTTTCTTTTTGCGAGTTACACGTTTCTTTTTGGTCGCTGTTTGTACAGCTTTTGGCTTTGTGGTGGCTACCTCTATCTCCACAACCTCGTACATCGTGGGAGATACACCCTCTGGAATTGCCGCCACAATATCACCCTCTTTTAAAAACCAATCGGGCGCGGCCATTGTTTCAAGAATCTTAAATCTTTTCATACTTTTATTTAGTATTAGTGCGCATAAAAGCAAAGCCCCATGCTTTCGCATGAGGCTTTGCCAACAAAAAGGAGAATAATTTTTGTTATTACGCAGAGCCAGCCGCACCAATGGCGTGCTTCACGGCTGCGGAGTTAGTTAAATATCCACCGTGACGGGAGTGTACCAAGAACCCGACTTGGAGATATTCAGCATATCGCTCACGAAGCTGCATAAGTGACACTTGTTTTACATCTCTCAACCAGTAGTAGGAGAAATCACCGAACAAGGCGAACTTGGCGGATGCGCCAATGTTAGCCATCTGGGTGTTAATTACATACGGGTCACCGTCGATGGTGGCGGGCTGTTGCAATGCAATGTTTCCGCCGTTCCAAAGTGGACGACCTGTTCCAGACTCGGTTAATTTCTTGAGTGCCAAGAGCGTGGCGTCGTTGAACATCCACACAGCACCTTCCCTGTAAGCAGGATCAACGCTATGCTTGAGGTCAAGCATTTCGTTGTAGGTTACAGCACTTGTGCTGGCAATGGTTTTACCAAGACCTGATCCCGTTACAACACCTTGAGGCTGCGCACTGCCTGTTCCAGTGGTGAAGTGGGCATTTGTGATCTTTCCAACACGCTCTACCAATGCGTCAGTAAGCCACTCTTCAACTGGGAATGCAGAGTCTTCTAAAAGCTGGATACTGCAACGTACCATCTTTGAGTCGTACATATAAGTCGAAAGAGTAATGTTACTGGTCACTGGGTCGTTCGCACTATTGTCGGTCACAGCACTATTCTCGGCGGTTAATTCACCTGTGTTACCTGTGTCGTCCAATACTGGAATGATAAGATCGTTACCATTAAATGTATTTAAAATCCTCGCACCCGACTGACGAACGCCCCCGAATGTTTGGAGCTTTTTAACGTATTGATCTGCGAAAAGGTCTGGTACAAATTCAGCACCACCACCTGTTACGCTAACGCCAATACCGCTAACTGCTCTTTCCTCTGGGGTAAGAGACTTCTCGCCGTAACGAAGCCATTTAACGAATACACGATTCTGCGCTTCTTTTTTGTCTTCTGGTACTTCGACAAAAGATTCACGACCAATCATGGATCGCTCTGCGGCCTCTTGCTTTTTAACTGCTGCGCACTCTGCCTCAATCTTATCGGCATCTTGGTGCATCTCAGCGAACTTTGCGTTCTCTTCCTCAGTTAATTCTCTTTTTTCATCATGGGCCTTTTTAAGTAACGCACCTGCGTCCTCAATGAGCTTCGCCCTTTGCTCGCTTTTAGCTTTAATGTCCATCCAACTCATGGATCAACCTCCATAAAATAATATTTGTTAATTTTTATTTTGTGGATCATCAACAAGCTGGTTAGCAAAAGCTCCAATGGTTTGTATCTTCTCCAACATTTTTATTTAGTATTTGGGTCGTTTTTTTAAAATTAAAAACGCCCCACACTAAACGAGGAAGTGCAGGGCGTCGAGTAAAAATGGGATACAACACTATTTAGTCTTCTGACTCATATAAAATAAACCCAGTAATGAAAGTGTTGGAGAATTAACCTTGAAGTAATGATAATGTATCTTGGAATGTTCTTCTCTTGTTACCATCTCCATGCCGCCAAGTTCGTAATCATTCCATTTTTCTAATTCACTGTTCCAAGTGCGGTGGAGGACGGGTCGTTCATTTGGATGATCCTCAAAGAACTTCTCTATGGATGGAACTGCCCATTCAATGAACTCATCACGAGTCATCTTAACTTTAATTTTTCCATTAGAGTTTCTACTTCTTCTTGTGAGTCCACCCCACATAGTCGAAGCTGTACCTCTTGGCGTCTTTCTATAAAGTTCTTTTTTCTTTTTAATTTTTTCTTTGTGCCGTTCTTTGTATCTTCTGCTTCTTCTTGCACTATCTGCTTTTTTTTTATATCTTTGACAGCTTCTATAATATCGTTTGGATTGATGATTTCGGTGCATTTTGGGCCACCCACACACATCCTTACGCATTGGTGTGTCTTGCGGTAGGTGCAACAACGGTCTTTACAGCAATCTAATTTACCCTGAGAATTAAAAAGAATCTGTTTTGGGTACTTAACGATCCAAGAATAGGCTTCAATGCTTGAAGATACGCAGATATATGGTTTATTTAACGCCCCATATATGTGCTGCAAGAAGGTCACAGGCCCTAATCCGCCACATGAACTGTAGGCAACCGACATTAATTCTCTAATGCTGGTCTGTCCAACGAGATCAATAACACCATCCAGCTTCTTATGGATATGGTGACGATGACCTATCTGAACCACTGGCAAACTACAACCATCTACAACGTGTTGCCAATAAGGATAGGCTTTGAGTGGAATGTCCTCTTTATAACCAGCATTTAAAACAAGATACTGTTCTGGTAAATCAAATGGTCGTTTTTTTTCTTCTTCTGTTAAGTAAAGGTGAGGAAACTCCGATTTAATTTTCAGAGGACGACCAATTTTCTCTTCCAAGTCCTTTACATAGGCGTGATTAAACGCCATTCCAGTGTCGTTACTGGCGTTTATTGCTTCAACAT